GGGATGCAAAACCACACGGCGGACAGCATCAAGTCCCTGGAAGGCTATGACCGCGCATGGGTGGAAGAGGCGCAATCCCTATCGCAGCGCAGCCTGGACCTGTTGCGCCCAACGATCCGCCGGCCAGGTTCCGAGCTTTGGTTTTCGTGGAACCCGCACCAAGATACGGACCCGGTTGACGCGCTGCTGCGCGGTCCAGATCCGCCCCCGGACGCGGTTATTGTCCCGGTTAATTGGTATGATAACCCCTGGTTCCCGGACGTGTTGCGCCGCGAAATGGAGTATGACAGGGCGCGCGACCCGGACAAGTATGCCCATGTCTGGGGTGGCGGGTATGTGTCTAACAGCGAGGCGCGGGTTTTCCGCAATTGGAAGATCGAAGAGTTTGATGCGCCGCCCGACGCAATCCACCGCCTGGGGGCGGATTGGGGCTTTGCGGTTGACCCGACCGTGCTGGTGCGGTGCCACATCATCGGGCGCAAGCTTTACATAGACCATGAGGCTTACCGTATCGGCTGCGAGATACCCGACACGCCGGACCTGTTTATGACCGTGCCCGAGGCCGAGAAGTGGCCTTTGACGGCGGACAGCGCCCGGCCTGAGACTATCAGCTACATGCGGAAGCACGGCTTCCCCAAGATTGCGGCGGCGGTCAAAGGGCCGAAAAGCATAGAGGATGGGATCGAGTGGCTGAAATCATTCGATATTGTGGTGCATCCCCGGTGCCGCCACACGATTGACGAGCTTACCGCTTATTCGTTCAAGACTGACCCTTTAACAGGCAAAGTGCTTCCGATGCTTAACGATAAGGCAAACCACGTCATTGATGCCTTGCGTTATGCCTGCGAAGGGGCTAGAAGGGCCAAAGTGGCGCGCCCCGCCCCGGTGGTGGCGATCCCTACGGCGCATCATTGGAGGTAGCACGGTGGCGCGGATATCCAAGGAACAGCGACTAGCTGATATCCATTCCGAGGCCATGACGCAATTCGACCGCATCCAGAGCGCGTTGCGGCAAGAGCGCCTGCAATGCCTTGATGATCGGCGCTTCTATTCCATCGCCGGCGCCCAATGGGAAGGCCCGCTTGGCTCGCAATTCGAGAACAAGCCCCGGTTTGAGGTGAACAAAGTCCACCTGGCAGTTCTCAGGATCATCAGCGAGTATCGCAACAATCGGATAAGCGCCGCCTTTGTCAGCAAGGACGGCACCGAATATGACAAGTTGGCCGATACTTGCGCCGATTTGTTCCGGGCGGATGAGCAGGACAGCGTTGCGACTGAAGCCTATGACAATGCTTTTGAAGAGGCGGTAGGCGGTGGGTTTGGCGCCTTCCGGCTGCATACGGAATATGAGAACGAAGAAGACGAAGACGACGAAAAGCAACGCATCCGCATCGCGCCGATCTTCGATGCTGACAGTTCCGTATTCTTTGACTTGGACGCCAAGCGGCAAGACAAATCGGACGCCAAGCACTGCTTCGTGATTACCAGCCAAAGCCGCGCCGCCTACATGGAAGAATGGGGTGATGACCCGGCAAGCTGGCCAAAAGACATCAAGCGCAGCGAGTTCGATTGGCTGACGCCAGACGTGGTTTATGTGGCGGAATACTACCGCCGGGAAATGGAAACCCAGACCATTCGCGTGTTTCGGCATTTGGACGGCAGTGAGGTCAAGCATCCCGAGGCGGATTTTGAAGATGATGAAGAGCTAGAGGCCACGCTTGAGGCGCTTGGCGCCCGCGAGGTTCGGCAGAAAAGGGTCAAGCGGCGCCGGGTGCGGAAATACATCTTGAACGGTAACGCGGTGCTGGAAGACTGCGGCTTGATTGCCGGCAAGAATATCCCGATTGTGCCGGTTTATGGCAAGCGGTGGTTTGTGGATAACGTCGAGCGGTGCATGGGCGCGGTGCGCTTGGCCAAAGACCCGCAACGGCTGAAGAACATGCAAGTCTCGAAGCTTGGCGAGATTGCGGCCATGTCCGGGGTTGAAAAGCCCATCCTGTTCCCCGAGCAGGTGGCCGGCCATCAAGAGCGATGGGCAGAGGATAACATCAAGAATTACCCCTATCAGCTTATCAATCCAGTGACCGACGCGACGGGGCAGTTGCAGAACCTTGGGCCCGTGGCCTATACCAGAGCGCCGCAGATACCGCCTGCCTTGGCTGGAATTTTGCAGATTACCGAATTGGACATCAAGGAAATTCTGGGCAACCAAAACGAAGGCGACAAGATGGTGTCAAACATCTCCGGCAAGGCCGTCGAGATGATCCAACAGCGCCTTGACATGCCGTCCTTCATTTACATGTCCAACTTCGCCAAGGCGGTCAAGCGCGCGGGCGAGATTTGGCTCGGCATGGCCAAAGAGGTCTATGTCGAAGAAGGCCGCACCATGAAAGGGGTTGGCGAGCAAGACGAGGTCACGTCAATTGAATTGATGCGCCCCATGATGCGCGACGGAGAGCAAGAGACTGACAACGACTTGTCCGAGGCTGATTTCGACGTGGCCGTAACCGTGGGCCCGACTTCCGACAGCCGGCGCGCTGCCACGGTGCGGGCGATTACCGGGATGCTGGCGATTACCAGCGATCCTGAGACCGCCAAGGTATTGCAGGCCATGGCCATGATGAATATGGAAGGCGAGGGCATTTCCGAAGTGCGGGAATATTTCCGCAAGCAGCTTGTCCGAATGGGGGTGCTGAAACCGACAGAGGAAGAGGCGCAGGAAATGCAGGCCATGCAAGCCCAGGCGCAGCAACCGACGCCAGAGCAAGAGTATCTGTTAGCCCAAGCGCAGAAAACGCTTGCCGAGGTGGAGAAAATCAAGGTGGATGCCATGAAGGTGGTGTCTGAAATCAATCCCGCCGCCCAAGAGCAAGAGCGCCAGCTTGAAGCCCTCAAAATGGAAACAAATGCTGCGATTGAGGCTATGCGGCTGGAAATTGCCCGCACCAATGCGGACGCGGCAGAAGCCAAGGCCATGCTTGCGGCGGCCTCGGCGTTTGGGGCGCAACAATGAAATCGCCCGCTTGGACCCGCAAGGCCGGAAAAAGCGCCAGCGGCGGGCTGAATGAAGCCGGGCGCCGATCCTATGAGAAGGCTAATCCGGGTTCTGACCTGAAGGCACCTGTGAAGGCTGGAGATAACCCGCGCCGTGCTTCCTTTCTGGCGCGCATGGGCAACATGCCGGGGCCGGAGCGTGACGCCAAAGGCCAGCCGACGCGGTTGCTGAAAAGCCTGCAAGCCTGGGGCGCATCCAGCAAGGCGGACGCCAAGGCTAAGGCCAAGGCTATCAGCAACAGGAACAAGGCCAAATGAAAAAGCCCGTCTGGAAAACCAAAGACCCGACCAAGGCTGACAAAAAGCTGGCGCCCAAGCAAAAGGCGGCGGCGAAGGCCATGGCTAAGGAAGCCGGGCGCCCGTATCCGAACCTTGTGGATAACATGCGGGCAGCGCGCCGCAAGAAATAACGGCACCCGCCCTGCCGATGATGGGCGAGAAGAGGCGATAGCATGTCAGAAACGATTGAGCCGGAAACCCTGCCAGAGACGGCAGACGCCACAGAATTGCCGAAAACCGAAACGCCGGAGGCTGAGGCGCCGCCGGATGACGCGCCGGAAGAGGAAGAGGGTGAGGTTGTCGTTACCTTTGGCGATGAAGCGCCGCCCCCGGAGCCGGAGCCAACGCCGGACAGCAACCCGCTAAGGGAGCAACGTCAGAAAATCAAAGAGCTTGAGCGCCAAAAGCGTGAGCTGGAGGAACAGCTTCGCGCGAAAGATGCGCCGATCCCAGAAACGCCGCTGGGGCCAAAGCCCAAGCTGGAAGATTACGACTATGATGCTGACAAGTTCGAGCTTGCCTATGATGATTGGGTAGAACGCAAGCGCCAAGCCGATGAAAAGGCTGCCAAGGCCAACGCCGAGGCCCGCGCCAACGAAGAGGCTTGGCACGCCAAGCTGGCCGATTACGGGCAAGCCAAGGCGAAGCTGAAGGTGCCGGACTATGAGGAAGCAGAGGAACGCATTCAGCAGCTTTTCGACGTGACGCAACAGGGCGTAATGATTGCCGGCGCCGATAACCCGGCCTTGCTGGTTTACGCCTTGGGCAAGCATCCCGCCAAAGCCAAGGAATTGGCTGCCATCAAAGACCCGGTAAAGTTCGCCTTTGCCGTGGCCAAACTGGAAACCCAAATGAAAACCACGTCCCGCCCCCGCGCCGCACCGCCCCCGCCAGAAACGCCGCTCCAAAGCACGGCGCCGAGCCGTAGCGCGACAAACGCCACACTCGAAAGGCTTGAGGAAGAGGCGCTTCGCACCAACGACCGGACCAAGGTGGCGGCTTACAGGCGCCAATTGGCGAGGCAGGCCAGAAAATAATTGACAAGGCGGCGGCTTGGGGCGTAAATGGCCACAAGTCGCCGTATATCGGCGCAGCCGCCGCGTGGCTTCACATGCGAGATAGACCGGACGCCGCATGGCCCTACATGCGAGACATGGCAGCAATCCCATATCTCAAATGAGGTCCATACCCTATGGCAAACAGCTTTTCAAAGGAAGAGCGCGTAGCTTTCGACGAGCTACTGGCCGGCTTCCAAGATGCTTTGGTGCTTTCGAGCAATGTCAGCATCTACAACACCGATCAAGCCATGATGGAGCGCACCAACGACACCATCTGGCGCCCGCAGCCCTACATCGCCGTGTCCTATCAGGGCACCGATATGAGCGCGAATTTCGACGATTACACTCAGCTTGCCGTGCCCGCGCAGATCAATCGCGCCCATGCCGTGCCGTGGGTGATGACCGCGAAGGAATTGCGCGATGCGTTGCAGGAAGGCCGGATTTTCGACGCCGCCAAGCAACGCCTGGCTTCCGACATCAACCTTGCGGTGATGAACGTCGCAGCCTTCCAGGGCACGCTATTCGTGAAG